CCCTGAGGTGCGTAATCACGAAACGACTATTTCGTGATAGGATGTAATCCTAGCATGCGCTAATTTAACTCACGCGTCTTTGTGAGTAAAAGTTCGAATAAATATTATACTACGGGGTTAAAATAGTATAATCCCCTAAATACAGGGGGATCAAATGGCCGTGGCGCCCCCATCCCATATAATGTTATTCGAAGATTATTAACCATTGGCACCGCAAATCCCGGTGAAACCACTTGATAGCCGAGACGGGCTTCATCAGCCAATCCTGCAAAGATCTTAATGTCCAATGGGGATCCTACTGGTGCATAGCATGTAAATAGTAGAAAACCTAAATCTGATGGAAAAGTTTCCACATGTGGTGTTATGAAACGCTTAGGGCTCATATTCGGAATAGTAAATTCAAACGTATGAGTCTGAGATTCTCCATTAACTGTCGTATAAAAAGAATAATCCTGTCTCATAGTTGTTGATATGGTGCCAGAAGATGTTTCAAGCAGCGCAGAAAAATCTATGGGCACTGTTGCCGTTGGTATCGAAGCTCCGAGACCTGGCATCCATGTTCCTGGAGGCAGATATTTTACAATAGGGGCGCGAGTAGCTCCTGTGACAGTCACAGTTGATCTCAATTTCAGCCCTCCTGTCAATCCATGATATACCCTAGTAAACGCGCCGAAGGGCGTTTTCGAGCGGAATACATTAGCCACTGGATAAGCATACGTTAAGCCTATCGGAACAGAAGTCGCTATGACATCTACTAATTGCACTCTTCGCACGTAATCTCTTACGCTGACTATAGGTTTAAAGTCGTCACTTCTAAGGTTATCTTCTGCTGATGCGATCTTCTCTATCATCACATCTGCTTGTCCGGATGCTCCCACAATGGTTTCAGCTTCTCCTGATTGAGCCTCTAGCTTGCGAGCTGAGACTGTGCCTTTGGATTCAAGATCTAGTGGCACGCCTGCTTGAGATTCCGTTTCCACCAACTTTCCATCACTCGTTGATTCAATATCTACCCTTTCTCGTGATCCTACGTTCAAAGCCAGCCTGGCTTGAGCTGCATTATTCAAATACTCAATACGATCTGTACTATATCCATAAAACTGCAAATCTTCCCCTCCTGACATATACACGTGAAACTCTATTGATGTGGGTACTGCGCCACTGGTAACTAAAGGTTGCACTAAATAACCATGCACTATTCCATGTTGAATGCCATTTCTGTAGGCGTCTCGAGTGCATTCCAACTGCTCATCTTGCGCACAAAATGGCAAATCCACTGTCTGAATTTGTCCTCCACCTGAAAACTCCAAAGTATCGGTGGGCATATTATGTACTGTCTCCATTGTCAACGTGAAATCTAAACTTCGTAGATTAGAAATGTAATCTTTAACTAGCAATATCTTCGTAAAATGAAAATTTGTAGAGACAGCCTGTATGTGTAGACGCAGCGATCCTCTCCAAAAACGAGAAGATTCATATGCCAAGCGCATAGGTGAATAGTAGTTAGTGTTTGCATATTCAACCATAGGTGAAATAGGTATATTAAATAATACCTTACCAGCAACTGTAGCAGTAGAAATACCAAACTTACCTAGCCACACAGGCTTAGATAAAATGTAACGCATGTCCATCTCGTCCTGTGACGATGAGAATTGGTAATCGCGAACTATCCTATCATGTTGAGCAAACGGATCTAATTTCTCATATAATGTGGGTTGATCCACGTTGTTTAGAAAATTGACCTCACTTCGGATGACTCTCTGATTTATCGCTGGAGAATTAGGATTATGAAATCCTGTATAAGCACGCAAGCCTGAACGCAATGCGTCAATAAAATCTCCCGTTACCATTTTAGCTCCTGTAGCCAGTCCATCGAAAATCTTAGTCGGGATCTTATACAAATCGGAAGTAAAAGACTGAGCTAAGTAAAGGCCCGGAGTCACTTTCGGAATATAAAACTCTGTATTATATAACTTAATATAAGTAGTTATTGTTATGGAGCTTGTTCCTGTTGCTGTTGTACGTAATGGGGACATTATGTAAAATTCTACCCGTGCAAAATTCGGGTTGTTATCCCCTATTATATTAGTATCTACAGCATTTGTTCTATTCAAATGGTGCCTAGAGTAATATGGTAACTCTATGCACACTGACGTAGCCTCATTGGCACTAAGAAAAGCGTGAGGGGCCATAAGCAATTGATTAGGATTTGTAGTAGGTGGGGCATCAAAAGGAATTACTCCTACTAACATCAAGCCTTGATGTTGTATAGTACCTGCCACCTGTACCATCACGCATCCATTCATTCGATACAAACAAGACATATCAAATGGTATTCTTGCTGTTGTATTGGATAACATGGAAGATGGTAACAATATAGGATTCAAAAGTGTATCTGGCCCAGCTGTGTCAGACCACGTCTCCGTATCTATCAAGTAAGGTTTTTCATATATGCGCGAAAAGTCCATCAACATATCTTTCCTTACGTTCGTTATCTTGGGTAGTATGGGGTAAACTAGTTCACCCTCTACCACGTCTTTAGTCCTCAATGAAGACATATAATTACTACTAATTGTAGAAACTGTATTTGTTTTATTATTATCGTTCGTATGCGTAGCGATTATTATTATTACACCCCTCTATAATCAAATCGGGGATATCCATACTTGCTAAATTACTAATACCACTGGCTTTCTCTATGGATAAGAAATTATAACCGTATAATATTAGCAAGTTCAATTTCTTAAGGAAATAACTCTACATCCATGAAATGTCTTTGCTAGACAAATCACAGGCAGTGCGGTAACCGTTATCATCATTCAAAATATTGATAACTTTAGCCTCCGAAAACAACATGACCGCTGGTGCTGTTTTCCTAACTATTTTACAATATGTATTGTAAAATTGATCTCCATGTAGAAAAGCCTCGATTTGCATGGACTTACACTTTCCATCTAATACCTCGTCGTAATCCTTTGTGTTATCAAACCATTGTATGGTATTCATAATAGTCTCCAAGGACAAAGCTCCAACCCACCTCTCCAATTTGGGACAGTATCGAAACTCTCTCTTCAAATAATTCAATTTATTAAATGGCATGGAAGGACTCCTAATCTGCGTCTTATCTCCATTAGTACATTGCATCCCCAAACTCTCCGCCACTTCCTTAATTGTATAAGCATTCAATATTTTGGAATACTTACCAGAAGATCCGCATATTTTATCATCGCCTGTAACGTAATCCACTACTTCAAACAAGGCTGCTGGATCCCTTACTCCATTTCTGTGCAAAACTATAGCCGTAAGTGCCTTATTATACAAACAATTCAGTAAGAATGTTAACCACGTACCTGACGGCATGCCATGCGTCGTCCTCCATACAGCATCATACACCAATACGGTGCTATTAAACACATTATTCATCAATACTTCCAAAACAGCTGTATTGGTTCCCTCATAATTTTTAGCGAAAATCCTGCTAACTATCTTCATTATTCTAGCTATGAGAGATCCATCCCATTTCTTAAAGTCCACATCACACACAACGTCACAATCATTCAGTTTCTCAGCCAAAATGTGCATGTCCTTATACGGGTTAAATCCTGAGCATATACCAGTTGCATGCATATTTTTCTTGATGTGTATAGCCACCTCACCCAAAATCTTCTTAGACCACATCATATGGGTTAGAGGAACAACTCTAAATGTTCGTGGATCCCTAACTTTATCAGGAAGGCGAAGTTCATCTTTAATGGACTCAACCCCTAACATAGAGCTAATCTTAACCGTTCCATCCTCACACTGGCTCTTAAACGCATCCAACATATTCAGAGTGTCATCATATATGTACTTCTCATCATAATTAATGTAATGTTCTTTACCAGCTTTCATACCGTATCCATTGCTCGAATCCTTATTAATAGGTGGCAAGTCTGCATTTCCAAACGCTACCTCTTCCCATGAAATTTCCTTAAACGTAGGAATCATGAGGCTTAAAGCACTCTCCACATATTTGTCCTCTTCATCAGTAATATCACCTTGATGGCTAAACGTCTTCAAAACCGCTGTTTCTACGGTCTCAATAGGATTCTCTACCACCGGTGGTGATTTTTGTCTCAAATCCATCTCCTTCATAATACCTCTTACGTCAGAATTGTAATCGGCATGAAATATTGTAGGAGCCAATGATGTTCTAGCTATAGGATATTTCTTACTTATCTCACCTTGATCATAACGCAACCGAACACCTGAAATACCAGGTGTAACCTCTGTATCTATCTCAAATTCACATTCGCTACTATTGGTTAATATATCATTGATTTCTTTCCCAATAGCTTCACTAGGCTGAACACAAAATCCATTGTTCTCATCTCCTGCGACGTGCATACCTATCACAACACCTGCAGCATCCACCAAAAATCCACCACAAAAACCGTTAGCACTCAAAGGAGTGTCAAATCCTGAATATTCTGGGTGCACATAATCCTGCGAAGCTGACGAATACGCTACTGAAGATGTGTTATAAGACACATGCTTACCTCGTAGCATTTTTATGATCTTGTTTGACAAAATCATATAAACGTAAGGCGATCTAGTCGTCGTATTAGTGAAAAGCGTTCGAATTCTCTTATACAACACAGGAAACTGCTTGAACCTGTATATCGCAATATCAACTGATAGATATCCTATCACCTTCTGCACATTAACTCTTTCCGCCTCCACATGTTTATTACGCATGTGCTCCCAAGATTGATAAATGTCTACGTATGAATCATCCATCTCCACATGGGATGGTACTATTACGTATTCTCCTGATACTATGGCGTGAGTATAATATGTCTTACCTGATATTTCGTACTTCAAAATCCGAGAATGTTTAGTCAATAACTTAACATGTTCTGGTATCTCATCATCGTTGCCGCTTTGCTTCACATACATGTCCTTTTCCTTCTCAAATGCATTCAACTTAGCCTCCCAAAATTCTAATGGCGATGATGTAACCATCATACGCGAAAAGCATGCGTCCCAGACAAATTTACCTATTACAGCTGTTAGCATTGCGACGGCCAATCCGCCAAAAAGATGGGACATTTTCACTGACGTTATATCATCTAAAATAGACTTAAGATCAATCTTAGACTCCAAATAAGTGCCTATATATTGTGTCCATTCGGTTAAAATCTCATAACCAAATATTGCCTTATCCCAAACACATTCAAACAACTGAGGTACTGCACCCGGCAATGGAGCATCATGAAAATCTCTATTTCTCTTTACTCGAGGAGTGCCCTTCTTCAAAATACTCGACACTTGCTTTGATGATAACTTCAAAATCTGACTATTATCATCTCTACATTGTTCCAATGATCGAATCAAAGATACCAACCACACCATCGTTTCATCATCCGTCATGTCCTCATTAACACAATCCAAATCTATATCCGCATTCTCGTGCAAAAATGCTGTCTCCCATTTCTTAGATCTCATATGATCGAACTTCTTATACGTCAAATCTTGCTTAAAAGATGACATATCTTCTGATCTCCTCACATTTATAAGATGTACTCTCCTGAACAAGGCTTCGGGCGTCGATATGCAATCCGCCTTTGTAAAACCGCTTAAGTTCTCGAAGTTATTCGTGGTGCATATTATTATACCCGAATTAAAAAACTTCGTGTTTTTATTATCAGCTTGGGCGCACATCAAAGGAAACTTTATAGGCGAGACAAAATTAATAATATTTCTCCATTGGGAAACACCTTGCTGTCCTACATCGTCCATCATCATAACTTCCTCATTATTATAATCATCATAAAAATCTTTTCCTCCTTCGGCTGTGGGACACGTGTGAACATAAATACTTTTGTCCATTTCTCGCAATAATTGCGATAGCTTATTAACTATCCCTGTCTTACCACAACCTGGCGGCCCATCAAAAACTAAGCAAATGGGTTCGCGTCTACTAGTGACATCATATGTCTTAGCATATTTAACTACATTATCATTAAAAGCTTTCCATACTATGCTAGCGTATTTATTACTGCTGTTAGCTACATAAGCTAAAAAGGCAGGATCTCCGCTGCACGCACCGTACAAATCTAGGATTCGATTGCGATAAAGGGCATCAAACATCACTTGTGGGGATTTTACAAATTCAGCGTAACTTTCTGAGACGCTCTTAATCTTCCCATTCAACAAAAAGTACTCCATCAATCCTGCCATCATCGTTTGTACCGGCTTTAAAACATCTAAAACCGGGTAAGCATTCATCACTTCTCCCATCAAATCATGTAGCACCGTAACAAAATTGGATATCAAATCCATTAGTGCCGTACAATCTGTTATCTTTTTCCCTGTTAAGGTCATAAAACCTTTCAACCTATCTATAGTCTTGCTCGATACTCCAAAAGATGCAAATAACGCTATGTCATTAAAAGTCAAGCCATAAGATTGAGGGCCGAACAATCGTCGGTTCGCCGCTGATACTCTCTTATACATTGTAAATAATGTTAATAAGGTTGATAAAACCTTAGACGGCGTAAAATATCCATCTCTAATATTCAAAAGCATAATCATAAAATCCATGAATATAAGTCTGTATTCATCTGATTTAGAAATATCAACCGCCTTTTGGGTGATATTACGTATCGTATTTATAGAATTGGTTAAGTTCGTGTAGTATTCAGGTATAACTCTTGTGAAAAAATCAAATATCTCTGGCTTGTGCTTCTTTTTAGATATCAATAAAATTGGTGCTCCTCTAAATACTATAACTTTAGCCATGTGTCGATTATTTATCTCCCTGATTCTATTGTTGATGGTTTTATGACTAACTGACGTCATAATTCCTCTATCTAAATCGACTATGTATCTATTTGATAGCGGAGCATTATCATAAAATCTAATTCTATCCAATCTCAAAAAGAATGAGCTATATTTGTGAGACAACATTTTAGTTATTTCTTCTGGTGATACAACTCTTTTAATCACATCCTTATCCGTAATTCCAATCTTCTTCTCCACCTTCTCTAATGAATCCGATAGAACTTTAATCCTATCCGAATTTGAATTTTCGTTCTCATAAAAGTTTGTTTTTGTTTTTGTTTGTTCTTCCATATGACACATTGGAATAATAAGAGTCTACCGTTAATATCGACGTGACAATTAAATACATGAGATACCGTACGCATGGTTTAGTGGCAGTGTTAAGCTTCTTGTTACCATATATCGCTGCAAACTACTTTATGCAGCAACATATAATATTCAGAGGTTACTCCTAACTCGTTTCTACATGCGTCTTTAGATATCTTTCTTAAAACCTCACTATAGACTAATCTTATTACTCTTGACAAATATTTTCCTAAAAATATAGCCTTGGTGCAGACAATTAAGTCCTCTACCTTAAAAATCTTTGTATTCGAGGGGATGCTTTTTCAAAACTAGTTACTTTCTAGTTCTAATAATAACAATTTATACCCGACAAATAGAAGGCAAATTCTCCAAAAATCTTAGCTTGAGGGGATGCTTTCTCAAAACTAGTTCCTTATTCAGTCATCATCTAGTTTCAATAATAACAATTTATACCCGACCAGTATAAGACGATTGGTTCCGTCCTACCAACCTCGTGTGCTGTTGTTCTGCTTTGTTTGAATAAATCTCCATCGCTCATCTCCATTCCTCGGAATCAGCGATCGTTGCTTTACATAAAATTAACTAACACCACCTGCGGCAAGAAGTCATCGTATCTTACTACGAGCTCCTAATGCAGATGTACAAAGTAAACTTTACGCTCTGCAGCGTTCGTCGACACCGGGGTATCCGCCATTGCCATGTTGTAATCGGCAGTTGATTTTTCCCGTTTGTTTAACGAGACCAACGGGACCTCGGCATGCAATCCCTAC